CTTATCAGAGACATCAGAAAACTCGGATGCCGAGTCGATCAAATTGGAAAATCCGCTTGGACGATTACACCGAGCGAGGAGAGCCGAGGTAGTTGCCTACTCGTTAGTTCAGAGGGCAACCAACGAAAGAAACCCAGTCGCTATGCGAGCCGCAGTTCAAGGATGGGGCGAAGCAAAAAAGCGAGTCGCAGAAGCCGAAATGGAACACGCCCGATTCGAGGAAGTAACCAGAGTGCTAGTGAGAATGGACGAGGTTCGAGAAGTGTTCGGCAAGTGGTTGGGAGCAATTAGAAACCTAATGGACGCTATGCCTTCGAGCTTGGCGGCCAGAGCAAACCCAAGCGACCCAGAGTGTGCTAAAAGAGCTATCCAAGAGGGCATCGATCAAATTTTTGTTACAATTCAAAAAGCAGAAGGAGCATTCAAATGAACGAGTGCTTTATTGTTTTGCTGGTAGCAATCGCAATCCTTGGCATAGTGCTTCCATTCTTTGATAGATGAAACGCTACTCACACCACCTAAACCTTCAAACCATAGATATTTTATGGCATCTTATTGGCAAAGAAGGAATGAAAGAGAAGTTTATCGAGGTTGCAAAAGCCAATGGAGAGCTTGAGCATACGGCCAAAGACCTTTTTATTGATACGCAAGAATCGCTAAAATTTTATTATTATGAATTATTCAAACGACTTCCAGAATATAAAAGGCTAGTAGTTGAAGAATGAAACGCACACCCATTAAACGCAAAACCCCACTCAAGCGAGGTGGAAAACTACGCCGAGTATCTGCAAAGAGAAAAGGCCAAAATGAAGTCTATAAAGATGTTCGAGAGAAGTTCTTAACCAACAATCCAGTTTGCCAAGTGTGCCGTTGCAAGATGGCAAGTCAAGTTCACCATAGGCGAGGAAGGTTCGGGGATAGGCTAAATGAAGTTGAGTTCTTCTTGGCAGTGTGCTTTGAGTGTCATCACAAAATTCATCATAACCCCGCTTGGGCATACGCAAAAGATTATCTGGTTAAGAGATGAACCAGATCGATGAGGCCAAGAACTTCGCTCGTCTTTTATTTGAGCCAAGGGAACAACTCTCAATCCCAGAGTGGGCAGAGAAAAACCTCACACTTTCGGCAAGAGTAACGAACATACCCGGAGCGTACTCGACAACCCTCACGCCCTATGTCCGTGAACCGCTAGAGGCTTTTGGTGATGATTCGATTCGTAGGGTGGTACTGGTATGGGGGGCACAAACAAGCAAGACCACAACGATTCTAGCTGGCCTAGCGTATCGAATAGCAGAGCGACCCTGCCCCGCCTTGTGGGTAATGCCTAGCGAGCATTTAGCCAGATCATTTACAGAAACTAGGTGGTTGCCAATGATTGACGATTGCCCAGCCCTAGCCAAAGAGAAACCAGACAACACGGACAAAATTAAAATCCTAGAGCAACACTTCAAACGATGCTCGGTCTGGTGGGCTGGCACAAGCCCCTCGGCTCTTTCTAGTCGCTCGATTGCGTTGCTTTGTATGGATGAGGTCGATAAGTTCCCAGAGCAAGCGGGGTCTGGACGAGAGGCGAACCCAGTTCAACTTGCAGAGGCTAGAGTCAGCACCTACCCAAACCATCTCATCATAGCAACCAGCACCCCGACAACTGCCGACTCAATCATTTGGAGCGAGTGGCAAAAAGGGGATATGCGTTTCTACTTTGTTCCTTGTCCTCATTGTGGGCATAAGCAGAAGCTGGTCTGGGGGCAAGTGAAGTGGGATGAGTCAGCAAAGATTGAGGATGGGGTTTATGATTTTAAGCTGGTGAAATCCTCAACCTACTACGAGTGCGAGGGGTGCAAAGAAAAGATTACAGATGGACAGAAAACCAAGATGCTTCGAGAGGGCGAGTGGAGGGCAACCAATCTAAAGGGCGAACCAGCCAGACGCTCTTATCATCTCAACGGCCTCTATGCCCCTTGGGTATCCTTCGGAAGTTTGGCGGTGAAGTTCTTGCAAGACAAGCACAATGGAATCATAGGGCTACAAGACTTTGTGAACCGAGTTCTAGCCGAGCCTTGGATGGAACACGAATCAGAGAAGATGGAGATTGTGGCGGGTGACTACAAGATGGGCGAGGTTCGGATGGGTGAGAAGCTGATTATGGCTTGCGACATCCAAGAGGCTGGGGGCTTTCACGCTTGGTGCGTTGTTCGTGCTTGGGATTTAGAAGGTAGATCAAGGCTAGTGTGGGCAGGGCGGTTGGAAACTTGGGGAGACATTAAGGCAAAAGCCGATGAGTTTGGGGTAGAATCGAAGTGCGTTTTCTGTGACAGCGGTGACCAGACTAGAGAGGTCTATCTTCATTGTTGTAAATGGGGCTTTATGGCGTTGGTAGGTTCAGACCGAACTAGCTTCTCTGAAATTGTAGATGATCGAAAGCTCCAACGCCCCTACGCTCGAATCGCCAATGGAGACCCCTTTAGCGGTAAGGCAGTTCAATCCAAGGCAGGGTGGAAGTGGAAGTTCTGCCCAGTTTGGCGATGGTCGAATCCATCTATCAAAGACATCCTATCGAATCTCTTAAAAGAACCCGGCTACATAGCCCTAGACACCCCCGATGTTTGGCGGGTGCATATTGAAGCAGAGGTGAAGGTGCGAGTAAAAAACCCTATGACTGGAAGGGAACGACTTGTCTGGAAGCAGATAGGGAAGAATAATCATTTGCTGGATTGCGAGTGTATGGCAATCGTGGGTGCGGCCTTATATGGTCGATTGAAAGTCTCCCCTGCAAGTTTGACAGAAAGTGAGTTTGATAATGGCGAAGGGTGATTTCATTGGGCTACCCCTTGCCACCTTAACCTCCTTGCGTGATAAGTATGTTACTTGTCTTGAGGCGATTGCGGTGGCGGGTTCAAGCTATTCGATAGCTGGTCGTTCGTTTTCAAGAGCGAATCTCGGTGAGGTAAGAGATACGATTGCGGAATTGACCCTAGCCATTCAGTCTGTTAATGGTACTCGTATCCGCACAACTTACACAAAGTTCTCGTGAAAAAAGCCCAACTCAATTTAATAGATAAAGCCGTTGCTTTTCTGAACCCGCAAGGGGCAGTTAATCGGATGATTGCACGACAAAAGCTCGTCAATTTCTCTTATGATGCTGTTAAATATACAAGGGAAAGAAAAGGGCCGAGTGCCCTTTCTGGTGCGGAAGATTATCATTCTAACTATGACCGAGTAGAGTTAATGAAGAGGGCGAGGGATTTGGCAGAGAATGTTGGCCTTGTTCGCTCCATCTTAATGAAGTTCGCCAGCCATACCGCCGCAAACATTTCCTACCAAGCCCGAACCGAGAACCCCGAAGTCAATACAGAGGTAGAGGCATATTGGGCAGAGTGGTTTGATAAATGCGACATAACCACAAGACATACTGGCTCAACGCTTATGCAGGTGGCGATGATGAGTATGTTGCGGGACGGAGATTTTTTATTTTGCCTCGTGAGAGACAAGGACGGAAACTTAAAAATTCAAGGCATTGAGGCAGATAGATTGGGAGACCCATTTAAGGTTTATACAAGCCTAGATTTGATCGGTGGAATCCATATTGATCGGGATACTGGTGCCCCAAGTGCCTATGATATTTATAGCCGAAGCATTGGCGATTTCTACACTTACCAGACAACCATCCCCTCAAGCCAAGCGTTCCACTTGTTCGACCCGCTACGCATCGACCAGTACCGAGGAATCTCCGCTTTCCATACCGCAATCAATGATTGCACGGACATCTACGACATTATCAACTTCGAGAAGATGGCCGCTAAAAATGCAAGCTCCCAAGCTGGCATTGTGAAGAGGAATAACAACAATGCCTCTGATCTCTCAAGTCTCACAAACGATGAAGATTTGAATGGGAACACGATTAAGCTAGAGGCGATTGAGTCTGGGAAAATCTCCTACCTAGAACCGGGTGAGGATATTGTGTTCCCAGATGGGCCGAGCCGACCAAGCGGAGCATTCGCAGAATTCCACAAGATTCTTTTAAGGAACATTTGCCTTGGCTTGGGCATCCCCTATTCGTTCGCCGTAGACCCTTCCGCTATGAGTGGCCCGACAGCCCGCCTTGAGATGCAACAAGCAGGGCGAACCTTCCGCAGATACCAGAAGCTCCTAGATGATAAGGTGCTTCGCCCAATCAAGAACATCGTTATTGCTGATGGAGTAGCGAGAGGATTGATTCAAAGGAATGTTGGAAGCAAAACAGCAAGAGGCATTTTTAATTTCGGGGCGAATGTCTCCATTGATTTAGGTAGAGAATCCGCTTCCGCAATTTCCGAGTTCAAGACTGGCCTCCGAACTGCCGCCGACATCTATGCCGAGCGAGGCCAAGATTTTGAGAGTGCTATGCGACAAAGGGCTATTGAGGCCAAGCTAGTGAAGGATTTGGCTGGCGAGTACGAAGTATCGGCAGACACGATTTCCGACATCGCCGCAGAGGGATTGACCAGAGACTCACAAAAAGCACAAGCAACCCCAACCGAAGGCGAGCAGACACCCGCTGGACAACCCTCGGACGAGGATATGCTTGGTGGTGCTTCACTCAATGGGGCACAAGTCGCATCCCTTATCAATGTTATCAATGCCGTGGCTATGGGTGCGGTTTCCAGGGAGGGTGCAGTATCTATTATCACCGCCGCCTTCCCGACCATCAGCCCAGACCAAGCAAGGGCAATCGTGGCGGGAGTCAACATTGGGACAACCATCCCCACGACCAAAGAAGAAAAACAGCAGATTGCAAAAGACCAAGAGGGCGATTCTTCGGGAGGCTCAACACCCCCAGCGCCAGAACCTACTACGCCCCCGACCGCCCCCGCTGGCACTTCTCAAAAAAAAAGTAATTTAGAGATTCTGGAAAGCCTAGACCCCGCATCTATTAAGATGCTGATTGAGGGTATGATGGGTGGGATTGAGTTGGCGAAATACGATGGGATTGATTTTACCCCACCACAAGGGGCTAGGGATGCCGCTAAAAGAGCCTTGGATGTGCGGGAAGGCAAACCAGCCAGCCAACGAGGAATGACCCCAGTAGGCATCGCTAGGGCGAGGGATTTGCAGAATGGCGTTAAGATGTCTCCCGACACAGTTCGCAGAATGAAAGCCTTTTTCGATAGGCACGAAGTGGATAAGAAAGGTGCAACTTGGGATGAGCAG